TACACACAGCAGATATGGCTAGCAGCTCAGGCAGCCACCGCCGGGGCATGACTCAGGCAGAGACCGACGCCAGCAACGCTAAGGTTCAGGCCGCTCAGGACGCCGAAACCGCAAGCTGGACCGCCGCCGAGGATGCGGCAATACGGGCCTTCTACACCAACGAGGGCGATGAGACCTACCGCAACATGATTGCAGCTTGCGGCGGGAGAGATGACCCTCGCAGCAGGACCCGCAGAGCCCACCAAATAGGCGCCCGCTAGGGCTCTGGTGGCAGCATGATCCGCCTCCTCGCTCTGGCTGCCAAGGCCACCATCATCGCCATCCCCATCTCCGTCATCGCTCGCACCATCACCACAAAGGAACAATCATGAGCATCACCCACTACGAAGTCCGCCAGGAAAACCACATGGCCCCAGGCCCGATCGAACCGGACCACACATTGGGCTCGTACGACATCGCAGCCGAAGCCGAGGAACAGGTTCGAAGGTGGAGGAACATCGAAGGCGCCCCGTTCACGTACGCCGTCGAGGTGGTGGCCACCACCCACGAGGTGCCAGCCCGCACAGTCATCTCAGGGGAAGGGGTCACGCCATGACCACCTCCTCCCAGATACACAGCAACCCGCCAGTCGTCCTCGATGGCGTCGCCGGTGCCTACGAGGTCTACATCAGCGACGAGCACGTCGGCAGAGTCGAACAGGTCGACGTGAAGGAATGGCATGCCTTCGACCATCTCGGTGAGCAGCTCTGGGTATCAGACACACGCAAGAGCGTCATCTGGGAAGCATGGAAGGGTCTCCTCCCAACACCTCAGCCTTACCTACCGATGATCCCGAAACACCAAACCATGGACAACGCCGACCCCAGAGTCGAATACGTCGAATACGAGACAGGGCCAGAACCGGTACTTGTGATCCGCACCATGGAAGGCGGTATCCGGTTCGGTGCCAGAGACCTAGACCAGATACGCAAGCTAGGCCAAGACATCCTCAACGCAGCAGAGGCAGCATCATGAACACCCCAGTGACGTTCCGTATCGGCCGACCCACAGGCGAAACGATCACCACCACCACACTCCGCATCGAACGATTCCTCTACGACAACTTCAACATCGTCTCCGTATCAGCAGGAGGCGAATACGGGGACTACATCACGGTCGGCGGCATCGAGGTCGCAGGGTTCACCCGACAGGCCCAACTCGACCGCCTCGCCTCAGGGCTCCTCTTCGAGGTGCAGCCATGACCCTCGAAGAGTTCGACATCACGAGCCCTGACGTGAAGCTCACCAAGAGCCACGTCGCCGCCTACGCCTTCAGCGCCTTTGGTGTACCCACAGCGCAAGTCCCATACGGAAAGACCTTCGATCTTCTCGTCGAAGCGTTCTGGGATCGCCAACTCGCACAGAAGGCACGCCAGGTCGGTGACCCTCACCGGGTCTACCGGCTTACAGCAACCGAAAAACGGATGATGGGAGAACGGGCTGAGCGGTGGGCCAAGCGAATCGATGGGCACATCAGGAAGTGTCAGCCAAACCCCTCGTCGTCAAAGACAAACTAGGCATCCTCACCCGCTGAACTACCATGAACACATGGACGACCCACCGCACGTCTTCAACATCTCCACCATGGACCTTGAAGGAGAAACCCACACAAGCCAAATCGAAGGCTGGATCACAGGCGGAGGGCTCTGCGTCCACCACAGCCTCATGGCATCAGGCTCCGAATCCGACCCCGTCAGCTACTCACCCAACAGGTACACCGTCTCCCACCTACACACAGGGCTCTGCATCATCCCCCAAATCGACAACCTCGACAGAGCACTCGAACTCGCCGTCGAAGCAGCCACCTTCACCAACTGGAACCGCTCAGCCACCGACATCAACAACACAGCATTCGACTGGGCACACAAAATCCACGAAATGCAAGTCTTCCACGGAGCAGTAACAAGCGGACCCACCAGAGCCACCGACGAACAACTCGACACCAACATCAACCCCGGACACTGACATGGCCCAAACCCGCTGCCAAGCCCTCACCACCAAAGGCACCCGCTGCAAACGCACCTCACTCCCAGGCAGCGACCAATGCAAAGCACACAAAGACCAACGGCGACAAGCCATAGACGGACAACCAGGCACAGACATCATCCGCCAACACCACCACGAAGACCAAGCATGGGGAATGATCCTGCGGGGAGCGAACTTTTCGCAGGTCGCACGCACCCTCGTAGACGACGACGGCACCCAGATCTACGCCAACGCCACCTCCGTACGGCGTGCTTCGGAGCGAGCCCACATCCGGCATGGCAACCCGAAAGAGTCCCAGTACCACCGGGACAAGCAGGACTCGATCTTGAACACCCAACTCGCCGGACACCTCCGTGAGATGGGCACGATCGAGGACATGGCGACCCGCATCGAGGAGATCCGACTGTTGGCCGGGGTGACTGACGAGCCAGATGAGAGGATGCGTCTCCATGCTCAGGCGGAGAACATGGAGGAGTCTCGACACACTCGACGTCTGCAGGTGTCGATCGAGATCCGCAGGGTGGTCGAGTCGCTGGGCCGGGTGTGGGGCACAACGACACACAGGCAGGAGCCCGAGGTCTCTGTCCTCCAGTCGGCTCCTGTGGACATGCTGCGTCTCACCCCCGACGAGCGGCGCATGGTCCTCAAAGCGATCTCGGAGGACGCTCTGAGGCGGGCTCACGCCATCCCAGCGGTGACGACGGATGGATGACGGAGCGAAGTGGCGCCAGATCGAGAAGTGGGTCGCTGACCTAGACGCCGCCGCTTACGCCGAGGTAGCTGAATCTGTCGGTGCCCGCGATGGTAAACAAGGCTGGGACCCGCGACCTGAGCAGACCCTCCGCAACTCGGACGTCGACTGGTTCGTCTGGTTCCTACGTGCAGGACGTGGCTCAGGGAAGACACGCTCAGCGGCCGAGTGGGTACGTGAGGAGATCGAAGAGTTCGGACCCATCCGTGTCGCCCTCGTAGCGCAGACGTTCGCTGATGGCCGTGACGTCATGGTCGAAGGCGAGTCAGGGCTGCTGGCCGTGCTCCCCGAACGGCTCATGCCATTCGGCAAGGACTTCCACTGGAACCGCTCCATCGGTGAACTGAAGCTCGGAGACGGCTCATACCTGAAGGTCCACACCTCAGAGAAACCGGGCGGTCTGCGAGGCCCCCAGTGGAATCGTGCCTGGGCCGATGAGATAGCGGAGTTCAAGGACGCCGACCTGGGACTCCAGGCGGACACAACCTGGTTCAACCTCGTGGCCGGGCTTCGCCTTGAAGGCGCCAAGGTGATGATCACAGGGACACCGAAACCTGTAGCGCTGGTGAAGGCCATCGTCGAACGCTGCGCTTCCCAGCCGACATGGATCGAAACCCGCATGTCGACGGTAGACAACCTCGTGAATCTGTCAGCCGTCTTCAAGGCTGAAGTGGTCGACATGTACGAGGGCACACGCCTCGGCCGTCAGGAACTAGAAGGCGAGCTGCTCGAAGGCCTCGGTGACTTCTTCGACACGTCGCTGCTGGTACCGGCACATACGATCCCGAAGGGCCGCAGGTTCCGTGCCCGCTGCTGGGACCTGGCCTCGACCGAGAAGACCCAGGACAACCCTGACCCTGACTGGACTGTTGGCACACTCGTCTCAGTGGACCCGGTGAAACGCCTGTACTGCATCGAGCATGTCGCTCGGTTCAGGGCACGCTCAGGTGCACGCAACGACCGCATCCTCGCTACAGCCCTCCGAGACAACCTCGCATACCATGGCGGTGTGAAGGTGTTCGTCGAGCAGGAAGGCGGCTCCGGCGGGAAAGCCCAGATCGAGGAGATAGCGAGACACCTCGACGGTGTGACCCGTGTCACCGGCGCCAGGCCGACAGGCAAGAAAGCCGATCGTGCCCAACCGGTCGCAGGGTCAATCGAGCAGGGCCGTGTGTCTGTCCTGATGCCAACCCTCACCGACGAGGCCGACCCGACGTCAGGTTTGGAGTGGGACTTCCAGGCGATGACGTCTGAGCTGACTGAGTTCAGGGAGGACGAGAAACACGCACATGATGACATCGTCGACACGTTGTCGTGTTTCTGGGCGAACTCACCGAAGCGGCCACCACCGGACTACAGCATCGCTCCGATCTCGATCACAAAGTAGAGACACACCCCTCGACTATGGTGTGCATTGGGCGATGGAGCTGCGGCTCGGGTTGTCCCTCACAACGATCCGATGACCCTCACCTCACCTCACCTGAGGGAAGCCGGGGAGTGTAAATCTGAGAGCCTCGGATCAGGTCCCACCGCCTGGACGGGGCTCTCGGTATTTGGTGAAACACCGGTCGGCTATGTTGGGATGTGTGCCGTCCCGATGGCGGCACTTGTGACATAGACATCGTCTGCAGAGATGCAGGCAACTCGATGTCATCAACTCAAGGAAACGAATGTCGTCCCCTCGGCCGGTTGTTACCCGACTGAGGGGACGACTCCCTTGGAGAGCAACACATGATCGACATTCTGATAGCGGTCTTCTGCCTGGTCCTGTTCCACTATCTCGGGTACCGGTTCGGACTCAAGTGCGGCATCTTTTACGGAATGAACATGACGCCGCAGCAACGCATTGACTACATCAAGCATGAGACAGGGGGTATCGAATGAGCACCAAACAAGACGTCCTAGATGTGCTGGCCAAGGTGACTGACAGGCTCAACCTGCTGGGTGTCGTGGTCAGCGATCTGGAAGAGGGGTTGCGTCCAGCGCTCGACGACGCCGAGGCACGCAACATCGTGCCTGTCACGATGTTGCGGGTGTCGGCGTGCATCCAGGAACTGACCGAAGTTTGTGACACTGCTACGGCAGCGATCCGATGAGCAGCGACGTCGTCGATGTGTGGGTGACACGAGCGAAGATCTACGAGCAGTGGATCGACGAACAGGAGAATCTGATCGAGTGGCTACGTGAACAAATCCCGGCCCAGACGAACCCGATGGTGATCGGGATGCTGAAACGGAACCTGCGAGCTGAACACAAAGGGCTGGACACATATCGGGAACATCTGAAAGCAGCGAAACGAAAAGCCAAACCATGAGCGCCACCATGAATGAGATGTTCCCCGCCACCCCGCCGCCGCGCTGCGAAACATGCGGACGGGACCTGATCAACGGGGTGTGCGTCATGCATCGCGTCAGGAAAGCGCCCGACTTCCAAGGACTCATCCGAGAACTCATACACCGCGGCCGAGCACTAATCGACGATGCCGAGTTCGAACGCCTGGCGATTGAGCTGGAGCAAGCCATCTCCCTGACTGCCCAGGTGGAGCATCGTCGCCCCGACCCGTGGACATCGAAGGAGGCCGCCCGCCGCACAACCCCCACCGGGGTCCGGGTGATGGAAGTGTTGAAAGCGCTACTGACGGAATCGCCCGCCTGGGTCGACGCCCCAAACCTGGCAACTGGGGAGTGCGGTGGGTCCGAAGGATTGCGGCGAGTTCGGGAACTCAGGTCCGACTATGGGTGGCCGGTGGAGCGCCGCCAGCACCCGACCCGTTCGCAGCTTTGGCAGTACCGATTACCGGCGGGGGCCGGGACCATGACCGGTTTCTAACGCTGGGTCCACCAGTCCGACCGAGGACCGACGTAAGCAGCTTCTCATTGCTGCGGCGTTGTGTGCTGCTGAGATCGACCGTCTACACAGAGAGGCTCACCGCTGATGTCACGAGGCCACGACAAGAGACCCCACCCGAGACCCGGAAGCTGGGTCGAGGACGGAGACTGCCGAGGCATGGAGACCTCGATCTTTTTCCCTGAGCGAGGCAAGAAATCGGAGACAGCCAAAGCCATCTGCGATGAGTGCCCAGTCCGGGAACCATGCGGCGAATACGGAGTGACAGCACCGGAGAAGTTCGGGATCTGGGGTGGGCTCTCAGAGCGGCAACGCCGAATCATCCGACGAGGACGATGAGCCGAAGCATCGACGTGGCCGACACCAGGTAGACCCCGTCGCTGGATATCAGCGGTACTCTCCAGGGGATGCCCACAGATCCAGAGTCCTACGGCGGGGCGTTCGCCGAACTCGGTGTGTCAGGCCTCTCCCACAACAGGGGCACCATCACCGAAGAGTGGCACAAGGAACTACAGGGCAGAGCCGGTGCGGCAGTCCTGCGGACCATGCTCGACAATGACGCCACTGTCGGGGCGATCCTCGCAGCAATCGAGATGACGTTGCGTGCAGTGTCATGGTCGGTGACACCAGGTGGCGAAGGCACCCCCGACGATCAGGCACGAGCCGAGTTCCTCGAAGAAAACATGAACGACATGTCGATGTCCTGGGACGACTTCGTGACCGAGGCCCTGTCCAAGGTCGGGTTCGGTTGGGCGTTCTTCGAAACGGTCTACAAGAAACGTGAAGGCACCGCCGGGGCATCCCGATCGAAGCACTCCGATGGGATGATTGGCTGGCGCAAGTTCTCGCTCCGAGCACAGGACACATTGGACCGTTGGGAGATCGACGAGCACGGTGGCATTCTCGGCATGTGGCAAAGGACCGGCAACTTCAACGAGGCCGTGTTCATCCCAATGTCGAAGTCGGTCCTGTACCGGACGTCGATCCGTAAGAACAACCCTGAGGGCCGCTCAGTCCTCCGTAACGCTTACACGTCGTGGTACCGCAAGGACCGTGTCGAGGAACTCGAACTGATCGGCATTGAACGTGACCTAGTGGGTGTCCCGATGGTGAAGCTCCCCCCGGAGCTGATCAAGTCCACCAACGGCGACGACCAGGCAGCGGTCCTTGAATGGAAACAGATCGTCTCTAACTTGGTGGTGAACTCTCAGCAAGGGATCGTCGCCCCGTTCTTCCGTGATCCCGAGACAGGCAACGAAACATTCAGCTTGGAGCTACTGAAGTCACCGGGCGCAAAGATGATCGACACACGAGCGGTCGTCATGTCATACAAGCAGGACATGGCGATCTCGACGTTGCAGGACGTGGTCCTGTTGGGTCACGAGAATGTCGGGTCGTTGGCGTTGGCAGGTACCAAGAAAGCTGTCGCAGAGAACGCTATGCGTGCCCTTGTCGAAGAGATCGGGGCGACCCTCAACGCACACGAGGTGCCTCGCCTGTTCCGCCTCAACGGCATGTCCACCGAGGATCTCCCCAAGATCACTATCGGCGAGATCGGCGACCGAGACATGGAGAAGATGGCTTCGGTGATCGCTGCGACGGCGACCGCTGGGATGGGCTGGTTCCCGAACCACGAGATGGAGAACTCGCTGCGTACGATGCTCGGCTTCGATGCTGTCGCTGAAACAGCAGACGATGAGGAACCGTTCGAGGCAACTAAGCCACCACCGGTTGATACCCCGTTAGGCGACGATGAGAGGCAAGACGAAGAAGACCCGGATGTGGAGTGACGGTGGGTTGGACGACACGAGTCGCCAAACATGTCCAGCTCGCCGATGAGGTAGCAGAACGAGAAGGCCCTGAGGTCGTAGCGATCCATGAGGCCGCTGACAAGTCGATCCCGACGATGGTCCGCTGGATCACCGGAGCACAAGCCGACCTGAAAGCGTTCATCACCCCTGAGCTGTTCCGGGACGCCTGGAAGTCGGGTGACCCTCGCAGGTTTGTGTTGGCTGCGTTCGAGGCCGTCGAGGACGAGCTGCTACCGGTCCCTCAGACGACGTTCACGAAGGGCTACTCGATACTCAAAGCAGATGGACAAGGAGACCATCTGACGGACATCCATCTGAACATCATGGACACAGCCTCAGTGGACCTGTCTCCCCGTCTCGACATCACTGACCCTCACACTGTGAACGCTGCACGAAAGAACGCAGGCAGCCAGATACGGGGGATGCGCCAGTCGGCGAGAGACAACATCGGTGAGGGCATCACGAGAGGCGTGAACGGTGACATGTCCCGTAGAGAGGTCGAGCGTCTGGTCCGAAGCGAGATCGGTATGGACCGGCGACAGGCCCGAGCGCACCGCAACCTCGTCGAAGCTGGGATGCGAGCCCAAGACCGGTCGTCGTTCGAGGCCCAATCGAAACGTGACCCGATCACAGCGATGTCTCAAGGGGACCAGAAACAGTACAGCCGGGCACGCAGGTACAGGCTCCAAGGTCGCACCAAACTGAAAGAGGGAATGACCGACGAAGAGGTCTGGAGGATGGGCGACCAGTACGAGACCCGAGCGATCAAGCATCGAGCTGAGACAATCTCTCGTACCGAGACTATGCGGGCAGCGAACGGTGGCCGCATCGAGTCTGTCCGCCAAGGCCAACGAGACGGCTACATCCCCGAAGGGATGGAGAAGATTTGGGTCACAACGTACGACGACAGGACTTGCGACATATGTGCGCCTCTCGACGGTCAGACCATCTCGATCGAGGGACCGTTCAAGTCGGCGCTTCGTGGTCTCGGAAATCTCCTGCGTCCAGGTAAGACGATGGCAGCGGACTACCCGCCGATCCATTCCCGTTGCCGTTGCACTATCGCTTTCGTCCCGATCAAAGGCTCGGTGCCTGGCCTCGAACCGCAGTCGATGTGGGAGAAGCTCCTCGCCGGTATCAAGTCGGGCCTGTCGAAAGTCAAGGACGCTTTCTCGAACCTGTCGATGCCATCGATGAAGCAGCTCGGGATCGCCTACATGCTGTTCCCTGATAAGGCGATCGCTTTAGTGGTGGCAGACAAGTACTGGCCTGGAGCCAAAGACAATACGACTGCCGCCATCAACGAGTTCATGGAGACACACAAGAGTGCGCTCGACAAGATGCGTCCGTCGCATTGGGTTCAGTCCATCAAGGACGGCGGGCTCGACGGTGTCATGAAACGGGTGCAGCCACTCCTGGACGCACGAGGCAAACTGATCTCGGCTCCGTCGAGACTGATCGACAAGCTCACCGGGAAACGTCTCTCAAAGACCCAACAGAAACACCTCGATGCGATCCGTAAAGCTGCCCGTGACGGTGACGTGGTGAAGCTCGCTGAGCTGACAACCAACCTTGATGACTTGTATGAGTTCGACGAGTTCGAGCTGGACGACGACAACGAATGGCTGTTCCTGTTCATCACGAACCGGGCGAAGCGAGCGATCGGGTTCAAGGCCCTCAACATGGCGTTACGCCGAGGCGGTGTCCCAGAGATCCCAAGCAACTCCGTAGCCCTGACCAGTGCCCTGATGCGGATCGCTCGCCTCGCAGGCATACAAGCCGATTCGTTGCAGGATCTCGCCGAGCAGGCATGGGCTCTAGGCCGAGCCCGTTTCGTTAGGGAGGGGTTGCCTCGTGCTGCCCGAGCGATCGTCGATGACATGGCCGACGTCGAATACTTCCGATGGTCAGGGCTCGGCCACGTTCCCGTCAGGCCCACACTGAGGACTGCTACCACACCGCCAGGTCTCAACGACGAAGAGTTCCTTGCATGGGCGACATATGAGCTGGCAGCAGCCCAGGTACGTCTCGTGTCCACCATAGAGAACGCATTCGGCGGTTTCGATAGGCGGTTGCCTCTCGACCAGTTGCGTATCCACCACCAGATTGACCAGATCGACGACGCACTGATCCACGGCGACGCCGATGCGATCTTCGAGCTGCTATCAGGGCCGACACCGTTCGGAGAGATCGGCCCTGTCCCGCTGGTCAACCTGACCGACGACATCATGAACGAAACCGTTGACGCTCTCCTCGATTTGGGTGAACGCCGCCGGGCAGAAGAGATCTTCGCTGGGATGGTCGGAGACGTCCGAGGCCAGGCACGCCAAGCCATCAAAGACATCGACGAAGAGTTCGAACGGGTGTTCGGGGCGCTCGGTCCGAGGATGTCCCCGCCGCCACCGTCGATCACTGAACAAGTCCCAGGCGGCACCCGGCTACGTCAGGTTGATCCGGTCACCAAGGAACCCATCGCCTCAGAATGGGAGTGGTGGTTCGAGCTGACCGACAAGGAACGCCGCCAACTCAAGAACATCGGTGCGGTCGCCCGGATAGACCGAGTCGATGGTGTCCCCACAGGCCGGATCGTGGGCGCCGCCCCAGACCTCCTCGCTGAACGGGTCGCTGACCTGGTGCCCGGTGTGCGCCCAGGTGAAGAGATCGTCTGGTGGCTCGACCAGCAGCAACGCCGTGCCGACCTCGGGTCTGTGGTCCGAGGGTCACGAGGCCAGCAACGGTTACCTGCCCGCAACAACGTCGTGGATCTCATCGAAGGAGTCGACGACATAGACACCCTGGCAATCATCGGAGGCGAGTTCGATGACGACATGGCGAAAGCGATCCTGCTCAGGGAGTCCGACGCCGATGAACGTATGGCCCGAGGTTTCCTCCCACAGATAGCAGACGGCAATGTCCCACCGTGGCGACTCGACTTCGATACTTGGCTGGAGGAAGTCACCATCACCTTGGAGAAGGTCGAAGACATCCCGGTTCGTATCCCGACTGGTGGCGGTCTCCCACGATTCACTGACGAAGAAACCCGTTTCATTGACCGGCTAGAGGAGCTGCTCCCCGACCAGTTCGGTGGACATGAAACCCTCGGGACGATGGCTGACTTCCGCCAGGTCCATGACGAGATCGTGGACATGGCACGCCGAGCCAGAGAAGCGGTCGATGTCGAAGCGACCGACGAACTCCTCGACCTCCTCGCACACAAAGCGATCACAGGCGACGGTCTGACATGGGACCCGACCCGACGAGTGTTCGCCTCTGAGGGCAAGCCTGTCGCTTTCGCTGCACACGAGGGGATCTTCCTCCCACCCGCACGAGGCTGGGACGAAGAGTCGATGAGCGACGCCTTGAAGGTGTGGCTGCGACGGGACGACGTCCGAGAGAGACTCCAGGACGGTCACTCGGTAGGGGTATGGATCAACACTGACGACGCACAGCGCCGTTTGTATCTCGATGTTGTCAAGATCCACGACTCCCATGACACTGCCCGTGCGATGTCCGCCGCCGAGAACCAGATCGCCTACTTCGACCTGGATACGTTCACGTTGTATGAACGACCAACGGACTATTCGTGGCGGTACCTCGACGAGGACGGGCTGCAAGGGTTCGATCCGATCGAGATCGAGTTGGACTCGGAGTGGTTCCCGACGGCGACGATGCCACGTCTCGAAGACGGCTTCGACGATTTGCCGTACCCGTACAACCAGCCGCTGAACCCGTTCGGTCTCCCTCTCGAAGGGTCAGGCCGCACGGCAGCCAAACCGAAACCGAAAGGTAAGCCTCCAAGACATCCGATGCAGATCCTGTTGGACGACAGGTACCCGGATCTCGACATCAAGATCGACATCCCGATGGTCGGCAAGGGCACCGACCGACATGAGGGCGATGCGATCATCCTCAACATGGTCCGCCACAAAGACCCAGAGCTTCGAGGCACCGGGATCGGATCGGCGTTCATGCGTGACCTGATCGACATCGCCGACTCACAACAGCGCCGCGTGTTCCTCACTGTCGATGGGTCGATGGGCACATCGAAGACGAGGCTCACGAAGTGGTATCGGCAGTACGACTTCAAACCCAACACGGGACGCCGTGCACAGCTCGACATCAACCAGGGGATGTGGAGGGAACCCCAAGTCCGGGAGACCCGCAGGGTGGCGATGAGGGAAGCTGAGCAGACTCTGGGTGCGATCGACGAGGCGATGCTGACACTCCGCAAGCTCCACCAGGACGGCAACCCTGAAGCTGTCGCCCTCGCTCAGCAAGGCAAAGCCCACAACCCTGCGTCGCTGGGCTGGAACAACCCGACGATGACAACAGCGGACCGGGCGAAGCGAGTCAAGGCAGTCGAGAAGACTTGGGGGATAGACGCCGTCGCTGCGGGCGAGATCAGCCAAGACGCCGTGGCCACGATGTGGGAACGGGTCGACGTCGTATCTCACGAGGCATGGTATGTCACCGAAGCTGGACGGATGAGCGACTTCACTCGGATAATCAACGATGAGATCGCCGATCTCCCCTTCGGTGTTCCGTCGACGTTCGAGGGCCACGCCGCTGCCACCTCAGCGATGTCGCCTCTCCTCGACTATGGACGCAACAAACTTCTCGCTGACCGCATGGTCACCGTCATGGCCCGCAACGAACAGTTCGAGATCACCGCTGAGATGATCTCAGACTGGCTGCGTCACAAGAAGTCGGTCAGGTTCCTCCCAGGTGGCGACCTCGAAGAGTTCGTTCCGGAACCTGGCATGTGGCGACCGTCTCAGATCCACTCCAGGTTCCTGGCAGGCAAGCACCCGATCATGACTGAGGACGGCTACTCGATCATGTCGTCGGACAACCTGCAGCTAGCGATCGACGCATGGCGCTCACCTGCACCGGGCGCTCTGATGATGACCCACGGTGTGAAGCGATCCTCGTTCTACTGGAACTTCGATTCCCCATTCGACGATCGGTTCATCACCCTCGACACATGGATGTATCGCATCGTCGGCGGAGATCACCGGTTCACTGTCGGCGGTGAGAACCCGATCACAGCCACGATGGCTGAACACACAGGCGGTATATGGATCGACACACCAGGACACACTCCAGGCGATCTGGTGCGTGGTCTGACAGCGAAGGGCGAACCGAAGAAACTGTCAGCTCAGGACATCCTCCAGAAGGGTCCCAAGAACATCGACCTCGGTGTGAGTGGTGACGAGGGCGGCTACCTGTGGATGCATGAACAGTTCAAGCAGGCATGGCTGAAACTCAAAGCTGCCGACCCAGAGCTGGACGACCTGACGTTCAACGGGTTCCAGGCGATCCTGTGGGAGCAAGTCCGTATCGAGTCCGGTGAGCTGGCGACGATCATTCCGAGGACAGCGGTCATCCCTGACTTGCGTCTGCGTGCGGTGCGCCTGAAAGAGTTCGAGGCGCTCGGGGCTTTCGATGATGCTGAGGCTGCACTGAAGCGGCTCGACGATGTGTTCGATGGGACCGGCGACTTGGATCGGGCGGTCGCATCGCTCCGAGCCCAAGACAGCCCCCGCCCGGCGTTCGATGTTGATCGAGAGTTGCAGGAACAGTTCGACCGGATCGACCCTCTCACTGGGGGACCCCGTTTCGGGTCAGGCGAAGAGTTCATCGAGCCACGTCAACGTCCCCAACGATGGGATGTCGACGACGGTCTGCCAGGTGAATCACCGAACAACTTCAACGAGCAGTCATTCGGTGATGCGATGTCCGAGAGGATGAAGGCAGACGGGACAGCAGCCGAGGACGCCGCACGAGAAGCCCTCGACGAAGCGCAGGCAATGAACCGTGCCAGATCCCAGACTCACACCGCCGACGTGCGAGACGCCATAGCCACAGGGAAGATCTCTCCTGAGGACGCAGCCGTCAGATGGCCTGACCCGGCGGTGAACCGGGTTGATGGCTTCGAGTGGGAGCCGCTACCTGAGGACATGTTCCATGTCACTGCCTCGTTCGACAAGATCGAAGCTGACGGTGTGCTGCGTACCCGTCAGGAGCTGGGTGACTCGATCGAGGGCGGCACCGGCATCGGGGGCACAGCGACAGACACCATCTCGGTCACTGTGGACAGAGCCCAAGCTGAGGAGCTGTTCGACGGGCTCCATGAGGTGCGTGAGTTCATCTCCGGGGAGAGAACGGTGCTGGGGTTGAGCGACGAGCTGGACGCCGATGCGTGGGAGGTGGTGGTGCGTGAGCATGTGAAGAACACCAAGGGCACAACGACAGCGATCCTGATGGATGACACAGTCATCAGAGATTTCACCCAGCGCTACCCGATGCATGACACCGCTGAGCGCCTCGACTTCTACCGCATCTTCGCCCGTGTCCGAGAAGAGGGCGGCGGCAAGACCGACGTCATGTTCCACAACAACAACGCCGAGTTCTTCGCGAACTTGGCACCAGAGAACATCGCCATTCTGCCTCTCCGCCCGATCGTCCGAGGGGCCGACCAGGTGGGTGAGGTGATGGGACATCGGGTGTTCGGTATGGGTGAGATGAGGCTCACGACCGGCGAGATCGTCGACATCGACTTCGAAGACGTGACCCGGCTGACCCGTATGGAGCTGGACACCAAGCTCACCGTCGAACGGCTCGGCTATGACCTGCGAGACGAGACCGATGATCTGTTGGGGCTCCTCGAAGAGTTCGCCGATCTGGGTGGCGACAACCTGGGCCGTGTCCCGGTGCATGAGCTGAACGCAGCGCAGCGCAACGTATTCCGGGAGACCGAAGCTGAGGTCGAGAGGCTCCGCCGGGACATGCTCGACAGGCACTGGTTCGCTCTGAGCGGCGACACGACGAGACTCCCCCAGGAACTGTTCGATGAGCTGACGATCGCAAATCCGATGCCCACCACAGAGATGGGCCAGTCCCTCGACGACGCTCTGGTCCTCCTTCACGAGCGCCGCACTCGGATACATCTGACGCAGGAACATCGGCCGCTGTCTGAGATCCCAGGGGTCACCCATTGGTCCGATGACCCAGGGCGCATCATCTCGACCCTCGCTGAGAACAGGGTCAACCGTCAGATCGACGAACTCACTGACTCGATCATCGCTAGAGATCAGAGGATCGCGGTCGAAGCTCAGGCCCGGCGTGCAGCGATGATCGAAGACGCCGCCGATCCACCGGCGATCCATGAGGAGCTGATCGCTGCTCGGGCCGCTGACCCTGACACTGACCTCATGGAGTTCGCCGACACACTGTTCCACGCTGAACTGGACCGCGACTCCGGGACGTTCTCGGCGCAGCCTGGCCGGGTCTCATGGTTGGGCTCCAAGAACAGGGTCCACGTCTCAGGTGATGTCGTTGATGAGTTCGGCACCTCGTTCGGTGGGTTCTCCAGAACCATCCACGCTGACGGGACGATCTACAACGACCTGTTCACCCTCACCGAAGACATCCAAGGGGAAGGCATCGGCACTGGGCTGCTCCAGCAATGGGAAGTCAACTTCGGGCGTGAGGGCTACCACACGATGCGTGTCCACGCCGTGTCAGGCGAGAACATGAACGGCGGTTACACCTGGGGCCGCTACGGATACACACCTGACGATGGGACGATGGACCGACTCCTCGACGAGTTCTTCTACTTCGAGGACTTCGCTCATCGAGGCCCAGAGATGAAGGCTCTCAACCTGTTCCGAGGGGATTCGGTGAGAGTCCGACAGATGGAAGACCTCCTCGGGCTCGACGAGGATGGGCTTGACGCTCTCACCAACTCTGAGGTCGCAGCCATGTTCGCTGACCTCCACGGCGAAGACATCCAACGGGCATTCGATGAGATTCCAGGGTTCGGCGACTGGGCGAAGGACCATGCCGCCTGGAGTGGCTCGAAGAAGATCTCTATCCCCTCTCGCCCTGCTCAACGCCTCGACCCGTTCGGAGTGGACGCTGACATCCCTGGCCCTCGACCAGGTTCAGCACCGGAGTTCATCGAGCCACCGGCACGCCATGCGGAGATCAAAGAGGTAAGCGAGGTCGTTACGGTGCCGGGAGCAGAGTCCTTACTCGCCATGGCGGAGAGGCTCGGTCGTGACATCTTCGAAGTGGCAATCGAACGGAACGGCAAGACGATGCAATGGTCTGTGCATGCTATAGACAGCTCAGGGGACCATAGAGTGATCAATGTCTTTGGTGGTCTGATTGACGAGGCTGGCACTGAGGTCGGAACGTTCCATCGCCGCCTGTTCCTCAACGGCAAGGTCCACAACGAGTCTCTATTCCTCGACGATGCGATCCAAGGCCAAGGCATCGGCACAGACGCCTTGCGGATCTGGGAGCAACGCTACGCCGACGCCGGATATCGCAGGATGACAGTCAACGCTGTCTCCGGTGGCGAACTCAACGGTGCGTACACCTGGGTCAAGTACGGGTACACCCCAGACGAGGGGGAGACAGCGAGGGTTCTCCTCCAGTTCCTGAATAGCAGGAACACCACACAGGAGTCCAGTGAACAGCTCGCCGACATGTTGGGTGTCTCCGCCTCAGACGTCAATATCGACAATTTGCGGGCCGCCGAAGAGTACGTGAAGCTG